CCCCACCACCCAAGGGCGTGGAGGCGGACCGAGTACGGGGGTCTTTTTTTTAATAAAAAAAGGCGACCCCCGCACGCAAGGGTGCCGAACGCCCGTAGACACCCTTCACAAAATTCGATCTACTCAACTCGTCTCAGGCCAGCCCGCACCTCCTGGGACAAGAGAGGCCGCCCCAATCCCCCGGGCGGCCTCTTGCATTTAACCACCAATTCCTGTCACGTGCGTCATCTACCGCACCAACACAGGACCCCAACACATGGCTAATCTGTCTTACTCCGTCGCTCGCGCCGTTCTCGTCGGTATCGACAAGTACACGGTCTCCGACTTCGACGGCCTGGGCATCACTCAGCAACACTTCGAGATGGCCACCGGCACTCTCCCCTGGCGCAGGGACCAAATGTCCCCCGTCATGCGCACGCTGAACGCTCTGCTCTTCGGCACCCTGGAACAACTCGGCATGCCTAAAATCGTCGTGCCCTCTGAATACGTCGCCGCCATCGTCGCCTCCTTCGTCGCACCAGGGAACCGTATGGTCGCCTGTATCTGGCTGGCGCAGGAACATAAAACCGGCGTCGGCGCCATCGACATGAGCGCCCGCGCTCAAGCTGGATCAGAAATCCAAGCAACCTCCGCAGAGCAACTCTTCGCTCTCGTCGTCCAACTGTCGGACACGGACGCATCTATCGAGGCCCGCAAAAACTTCCACCGTCGCCTGGGCATCGCAATCAACAACGCTAACCCCGAAATCAACTAGGAAAGCCGTCATGAAAAAAACCACCGGACGCGCACGCGGTCGCGGCAAACGCACCGCTAAAATCTTCCACAGGGGAGGCAAAAATATTTAAAATCCCGAAAGCCTTCTGGAGGGTCACTCGTACGGTCATCAACTCCACCGTCGCTAAAATCCTCATCGCTCTGCTCGCCGCCTTCGGCGCGTCAGACCAAATCCCACCCATGTAAGGAAAGGACCCCCGCTTCGGCGGGGGTAATCTCATGAGCAGAACCGCTTACGATCTCTCTCACCTCTCTCACAACGCTGGCCACATCGGTCGCCTACAAACCGTCTGTACAATCCCCGTCGAGGCTGGATGCTCACTTGAGCTCGACCTCGACGGCATCGCTCGCCTGGCACCAACACGAAAAGAAATCGTCAGCGAATGTCAGATCGACATCTGCGCGTTCTTCGTCCCTCACCGCATCGTCTACGGACAAGACTGGATCAACTTTCTCAAGGCAGGCCCCAATGAAACGGAGACGTTCACCGGCATCGCCGTCGCCGCCGCCTATCGCGACGCCGCCTACCTCACTCTTAACACCACCGGAGCTACCGTCCCCCGCGCCCTCGTCGAGGGCTACAACCGCATCTGGTACAACTATTATTCAATCCCGTCCTTCGAGGACAACCGCGACAATGCGGTCTTCAACAACGACTATACGTGGTTCCCAACCAACGAAACCGGCGCAGCCAACTGTCGCAAATACGGGCGTCTTTGCGCCCGCCTCCCGCACGTACTCAACGGCGGAAACCAAATCTTCGCCGTCGGCGGCGACGACTGGCTTACCCAGGGCCTCACAGCCGGTGACCAGGAAGTCCCCGTCTCTGGCGGCGTCTTCACACTGGAAGACCTGGCTCAAGTACAATCCCGCTACAAAACCGAAGCCCAAGCCGCCTGGTTCTCCCACTTCTACCAGGACGTAATGAAAGAACGCTGGGGCACAGACGTCGGCCCCGACACCGACCCCACCAACCTCCGTCCTCACTACCTGGGCCGCAAAACTCTTATGATGAGCGGCACCGACATCGACGGCACCGATGACGCTACCCTGGGAACCTTCCAGGGAAAAACTATGGAACGGGTCAACTTCCAAATGCCCCGCAAATTCTTCAACGAGCAAGGCGTCGTCTGGGTAATGGCTCTCTTCCGCTATCCCCTGGTCCACAATCGCGAACAGCATGCGCTCTGGAACAGCGTCAACTGGGACTATGATAAGATCACCGGCGACCCCGAGCGGTACGCCAACCTGCAGCCCGTCGAATGGGACCCCGGGCCCTGGCTCGCGGGCGGCGCGTCCTACTCTGGTGGCGGAGCCAACACCATCATGGAACCGTACGGCCAACACTACCGCTTCCAGAACAACCGCGTTCACCCAAACTTTCTCGAAATCCCCGGCTACCCCTTCAGCAACTTCGACGGCTCTAACATGCAGGACTGGTACTACCACGCGGACGAGGAATATCGTCCGACCTTCCAGACAACCCAAATCGGGCAGTGGCAACTCCAGTCACAGATCCGCTGCACCAAATATTCGCAGATCCCCGGCGTCGCCGCCTCTATCTTCGCAGGAACCTAAACAATGTTTCGTCCCAATCGCATCGGCACTCCAAAAATCTGGCAGGACAATGCCACCGCCAGTGTCACCGCGTTCACTATGAACACCGAACTTCTCACGAGCGCCATCTTCGGCGGCAACGTCATCAACGCTGCAGCTCAAGCGGACTTCGGACGCGACGCCGTCTACTGGACAGCAGCCGCTCGCACTATCCCGCTCTCTGCCAAGTGGTGCATCGGCCAACAATTCACCGTCACTCAACCCATCTCCGGCGACACCGTCGGCCTAGAACTCAACGGCGGGCTACTCATCCACATCACCGGCTCGACTATTATTCAGCCGTTCGTCGCTAAGGTCGCTACGCCCGCTATGGCGGCTCAATGGGACGCCTTCGACGTCTCTGGACCAACGCTGCTCATGCAACCCTGGAATGATCGCAGCAACCTCGGCAACGCCCGCACCTACCGCGACCAGGTCGTGCTTAACGGCTCTAACTCTACAATCGCCGGAACCTACGTGCACGGCTTCTGCATCTCGGAAAGCGCCACTACACCCGCCGCTGTCACCTTCACTCACCTGTACGCGGAATTCTCTGTCCGCCAACTCAACGACCAGCAGGACGTGAGCTACCGCGACACCCGCCGCTAACTTCAACCCTGGGGGGCTTGGGCCCCCCACACGTTTCACGGGAAACAAATGTCAGGCATCGTATCAGCACTTACCGCCGGCCTCGGCGGCGCAGCCGGCGGCTCAAGCTTCCTCGGCGGCCTCGGCAGCATGCTCTCCGGCGTCTCTGGAATGGCCTCGCTCCTCGGCATGGGCAAGGACCGCATCTCAAATCGCGACTACCAGTTCTACCAAGACCTCGCAGACAGCGGGAACCCCCGCGAAATCAAACGGCAGTCAGCCTTCCTCGAAGGGCTCGCACCTGCTCAAGCCAACGCCTACAACAGCTATCAGGACAGCACCTACGCCCAGGACACCCAACGCCAAACGGATCGCATTCAATCTATGGCAGGCGATCTCAAAATGTCTCCCTGGGAAATCACCGGCTCCAGCGGAGCCTCACCACTACCGTCACCCGTCATGGGCTCCAGCCCAGGCAACGGCTCCGGCGCAAGCAACAACTTCATGCAAATGCTCGCGCCCCTCAAAATCGCAGAAATGAACAACCAAACGTCCCTCATGAACACCAAGATGCAAACGGACACTCAACGTGCCATCGCATCGCAATCTACTGCAGGCGGACAACTTCCAATCGCAAACACCGCCCAAGCCGCCGCCCAACGGCTCCTCACGGAAGCCGCTACTATCAACACCCAGGCCCAAACCGGCAAAGTCCGTCAGGAAACCCAAACGGAAAAAGGCCGGACTGATCTCACCTGGACACAAGCATCCGCGGCAGATAACGCCATCGTTCTCGACGCGATCACCAAACTCCTGCCGCTACTCCCCACGACTGAAATCAACACCGGCCTGTACAATACCCGCGAAGTCCACGGCTATAAGGAACTGCTCAACCTCGCTAACACGCTCGGTGACACCGCCAGGACACCCGAAGCCGTCGCTAATGCGATCCGCTCGATGCCCCCTAAGCAATGGGGCGAACTCGAAAGCGAGGTAATCCAACTCGCCTCCGTCGTCGCCAAAGGCGCAAAAACCGGCCTAGATATCGTCGGCTCTGCCGCCGGCTTCCTGGGTGGACTCTTTCCCAGGGAAACTATCACTGAAACCGACGACAACTCCGGCAGGTCAACCTACTCACGTCGCACCACCCGCCGACGTCGATGAAAATCTCCGACGTCGCAACTGTAAACAGCACCTTCCGGCTCTACCGGAAGGTGCGAACACTCTCTGCATCTATCGAAAAAAGGCTTGACTACTACACCCGAAAGTGCCCCGACCTGCTCCCCAGGCACACGGAAAAAGCTACCGAAGCTCTCCAAACCCTCTCAACCATAGCCCGTCTAGATATCTATGAACTTAATTCACAAACCACACCCCTGCCTTCACTGCTGGTCAAACCGGTTAAGGAGGTCATGGCCGCGATCTTCGACGGCCTCCCTCTTCCGGGTAAAGCACAGCACTCGGCCCTCGAAGCCGAGCTGGTACGTCAAATGACCATGGCAGGGAGGGACGCCAGGGGCACAGCACACCGCACCACCCTGGCGTACCACATTGCCCTACGGGCAAAATCCTTTATGCTCTTCGACACCCTCACCGTCGCCCCTGGCGAATATTACAAGGTGTTCCACCGCGAAAGCACCGCCTTTCAGACCTACCTACGGAAGGTCAAGGCTCTCACCACCAACCATGAATACTTCGCAGTCGTGGAAGAAGGCGCACAATATGGACGCCTTCACATCCACGTTCTGCACTTCATGGATACACTCCCGCCACACGCGACCGACCCAAACTACGGTCGCATCATTCCAGACAGGCGGGAACTAACAGCCTTCAAGGCTCTCTGGCCTTATGGCTTCTCTTCACCCCTAATGGTTCGTTACTCGCCACTCGATGCTTATGGCTCTGCTGGCTATCGATGGCCTTACGACACCAGAACAAAAAAAGCCTACACAATAGGCTCTCCCCAACGCATCTCGTCCTACATGACGAAATACATTACCAAATCCTACAGCTCAAAAAAAAGGGAAACCTACCTATGGAGAATACGCAAAACCCACGGCCTCGGGCTAAAACTGCTCGCGGAGTTACTGTCAATGTTAACCCCCCCGCAGCTACTCCAAATCGCCTCGGACCCGAGCCTACACCCCCGCCTCAACCAATCGAGGATACCGCCGAGATTATTGAGGCTCGCCGCATTGCGGCTCTACCAAAATTCCACAACTATAACAAAATTAGCGGCCCTGGCATCAACGCTGTCGCCAGTCCCCTCGCCTCTACTGTCTTTGCGCGCTTCGATAAGCGGCGCACAATCCCACAACCCGCAGAATTCTATACCTTCGTCGATCTCGACTTCAAACGACACGGCCACATCTGAAACTTGGGCGGCTATAAAAAAAGCCGCCCAGGCACTCGACCAAAAATACTTCGCTCGCTCTAACTACAAAGGGGGTACTGCATCTGTCCGAGATCACATCACTACAACGGATCAACCTGATCCAAAAACTCACCGACCACTCAATTCAACTGCAAGCCATGCTCAAAACCCTGGCTAATCGCGACAAAACTCTCACCCCGGAACAGGTCGAAAACTTCCTGACGTCTCTCAGCAACTCGCTCGACATCATTCTTAATCCATAGTCCGAAGCGTAAGCGTGTAGGGAGCCGGGAGGCCAGTTGGCACCTAAGGCAACGCCGTCGTGCCAACTGACCTTCCGGGGGCCTCCGAACGCGGTCTACCCCCACCACCCAAGGGCGTGGAGGCGGACCGAGTACGGGGGTCTTTTTTTTAATAAAAAAAGGCGACCCCCGCACGCAAGGGTGCCGAACGCCCGTAGACACCCTTCACAAAATTCGATCT